TGTAATCACACCCCTGCGGACTGGGAGGCTCATGTTGGGAGTATAGCCCACAGAGGCATGGTAATCGCCTATTTTTTAAAAATTGATCAAAAATAGATTACCTCTACATTTTTTTTAATAAAAAAGAATAGATTTGAAACTGTAAAAAATTCTACAGTGATAGAAGTGAAACTGCTATTGCTATAATGATACCAGCCCACGTTGGAATATGCAAGTAATTTTGATTCATTGTGATGAGTTAGAGATTATCACTCCTTTAGAGAACTAAGTTTCTATGTTCTGTATCTTATCAGGTGCATTCCAGGTTGCAATTAATAGGAATACAGCATTACAGTTCTTACAATGTATCTTATCATCTGTTTGTTTCTCTAATTTCTCAGAGCCACAATTGTTACATGTTATTAATGACAAAAGCACTCACATATTTTATTGAACCCGTTTTTTTCTTTGTATGTTTTTGACATTCCGTATATTCTCAAACATGTATTATGATGAGATTGTTTGCAATGAGATGATATTTTTGTACCAGGTTTGTTCTTTAATGGACGGCTCACATCTGTATAATTCAAAAATACGGATAAAGAGAACTATTGCCCCCGCGTATGAAAACCCAAAACACGAAAAGCATCCAAAGAGTGCGGGAGCGATAATATGAGTAAAATTAATAGTAAAAAAAGAAGTAGTTACACTTTCTTTGCTTTGCCTCTATTGGCTTTGGCTTGAGCATCTTTCTCTTGAGATTCTATAGTAATTTTTAGTTCAGGATGTGCGTTGTAGCATTTTTCAAGTTTTTCAGTTAATTCCACGATTTGCTTGTCTCTTTGTGCTACTTGTTGAAATATCTGACCAGTCATGTTCATTACTTGCTCTAGTGTTTGAGTCATGGCATCTGCTGTCATTTGAGATGTTTCACCTGCTGTTTGGGATATTCTTCTCTTTAGACCACCCATATTTTGGGAGAATAGTTGTGGTGTTATCTCTTGGAGTGTTTGTGGATGCATATCGTACTTTTCAAATGTACATATTAGAGAACTATACGTTTGTGTTAATTATTCCATAATTTCTAAGAACTTGAAGAAGAGCTGATAAATCAGTTACAAGAGTTGTAACAGTAGTCCCAGTCAAATTAGATGTTTGTTTGGTTACTGGAGTAGTACCAAAGAATCCTATTGTTGAACCATCATGATTTAATGCACCATCAATCTCGATATTATCAACATCAATATCATCAACATTAATGATATCTCCTCCAACCATATTAATTCGAGAACCTGATCCAACAAAGGTCAAATCATCAACGCCAATTATATCGCCTGAACTCATCTGTAAATTAGAAGCTGAATTCTGCATTGTCAGATCACCTATACCCACTAAATTATTCCCCTCAAAATCAATCTCTGTACTTCTGATTGTCATTTGCGGAGTGAATCCAATCTCAAACTCGTGAATGTCTCCAAGTGCTACGTTGTAAGTCATTCCTGCTGTACTACCAATTATGGTATTACCTGCATTGTCAAGGGTTATTCTATCTGTAAATGTATTAGCCCAAAATAATGTAGAACCACCAAGTAAGAATACACCACTTGCAGCAGGTTCTGCATCTCCTAATCCTGAGATTTTATTTGATCCAAATGTGACTGACTGTTGAATTGAGAAATTACTGACATTTTTAGTAGATACAACTGTTCCATCAATGATATCAGTGATTGATCCTACTCCTGAATCAAGTACAGTAACTGAACTATTACCCTGAGAAATTGCATTACCTGCTGTTCCAATATCGGATATATTTCGAACAATTCCTCCAGAAAATATCAATACATCTGTTCCATCACTCCTAATCTCTCCAACAAACAAAGGAGTGGTAACACTTACTCCAAGCTGTAAGACATCTTCAGCATTTACACTATTAGCGGTAACCGCTCCAAATCCTGAGGGATTAATCCTAACACCTCCTCCTGCATTATTTTCCTCAAAGGAGAATAATTTCCCAGTTGGTACTTGGAATCGTAAAGTATTCTGGGATGCATCAAAACCAAATCCAGCGCTAGCACCAGGAAATGCATATGTTGTACCAATATCCAGACGAAAGTCTTTGACATTTTGTATGGTATTGGCTTTCATATCTAGACGTAAAATGGAACTTCCAGCGTCAATGAATGAGCCAGCATCAGCACCTCCGATTACAAATTGATGATCAGTTCCTAAACCAACCTGATACACTAGAGATGATGCCAAAGAGTTGATACTCTGATTGGCCTGGAAAAATGCAATATTAGTTACTCCCTGGATTGTAGCTGCAACACCATCCATGTCAATATTTGTAACACCTAGAATGTCATTTTGATTCATGTTGAGTGGAACAGTTGGAACAGTAGGAGATGTCATGTTTGAGAGGTCCTGATTTAGTCCCCCTCCTCCTGGAGCTTGATTCACCCATAGAGCACCATCAAAGGTCAGCACTTGATCAAGTAGTGGTGTGCTTATTGCAACATCTGTTAATTCATCAAGTGTAGTAGCTCCACCCCCAGAACCTCCTCCAGATTCTTGTTTAATCAAATAAAATCCACATTCTTGGAATGTGAATGTAACAGGTACTCCTTTATCATGTGATATTTCGATTTCCAAAACATCATTGGTTGTAAAATCAGATGGGGCAGTAGGGTATAGTCCACTATTATCTCCAAAACCTCGGAGGAAAACACTATTGACATTTGTAAGGGGAACACCATTCACAACTAATGCAAAGTCAGCAGTAGTGTTATTGGAATCAGCTGAGAGAGTTAGATTAAGACCAAAGATATATCGTCCACTTTCTAAAACTGTTATTGTATTATTTGTGGTACTTACTGCAACGCCATCTGCGAGTACTGTAATATTAAAGACATCAAGAGTGACTGAACTAGCTGCTGGAACAACTTGGGTACTTCCAGTTGTGGTAAGCATAAAACCAGTCTTTGCATTAGTTACAGCTCCAGCTCCACCAGGACCTGATATTAGTCGCCATGCTCCCTGAATGTTTACATTTCCAGTAGATGCAGTAACATCAAAGATTAGTGTAAGAATATCTCCAAAGTTTGCAATTAAATCAACACCTGTTCCTGTTAGAATATTTCCAGAGTTTGATGCAGTTCCATTAATAATTGTGGTATCTCCAGGAGCAGTCATTTGTAGATATAGTAATTGACCAGCAAAGTTAGCTCCAAGGATTGTAGCTAATGATTCAGGAGTATCTGTTCCAGTTAATATGTAAGTTGAATAATCTAGTCCCTGAGAGTTTATGTCAATGGATGGATTTAGAGAATCTGTCTTGTCTATGGTTGCAACTCTAGGAAAGAATCCTATTGGTCCAACCATAGTATCGCCTTGAGGTTGGAGAAAATTTCCAGTACTCCCTGATCCTTGTCCAGATGGAGGGGTATTTGCTCCTCCTGATGGTGGTTGTATTACTCTGGGAATTATCCTGTGACGATTTAATCCCCTGATGTTTAGTTCTCCTCTTGCATTACTAATTAGAGTGTCAGTCTTTGTTGCACGTCTTGTTGGTTTGGTCATTCTTCAATTCTCCTAGCACCTTCTATGGTTCTAAGAAATCCACCAGGTCCAGTTGGTGGTTTGTCAATGACAAAGTTGATTCTTTTTGCTACAAGCTTAATGGTATTTGGAACAAATCCTCCTCCACCGTCTGGCTTGTCTGCATCATTAATTATGTCCTCATTGAGCAAAAAGAAAGACTGCCCATAATCAATATCGAACAATCCTTCAGTAACAGTATCATATCTTTTCTGCTGGAAATTATTAAGTTCAAACTTTGCCAGGTTTGCCTGGTCAAGCTGAATCTTATTACTGATTAATGGCTCATCAAAGAATCTTGGCTGGATTGCTCTTCCACTTGTATTAGGATCAGACAGTGATAAAGCAGCCTTTGCCCATTGGAAAGAGTCTATACTCCACTTTATGTTGTATCCATCTACGAAAGCTCCAGTAGCCAATTCTATGAGATCAGGAATAAATGATACTGTAAACAAGTCAACAGGATTATATCTTCCTTGATCATCGTATGGGCCGAGCCACTGAAGTCCTATCTTTTGGATATTATGATACTCAAAGACTTGAAGAATTTCTAGCTGCTGTAAGAATACATTGGAAATGATATTTTCAAATCCAATTGGTTTTCTTCCTCTGTATATCTTAAACTCTGATATAGGTAAGGACATTTGTTGCCATAATCCATTAAATGGAATGTTAAAATCTTGAATAACTACATTGTCAGATGTATCGACCATCCAGCAACGACAAGCAATATTACCCTGAAAAACTGTCCCTTTAGAACCGTCCTTACCCCTAGTCCATAGGAATTTCGTATGGAAAGCAAGTGCATCAAGTGGTCCTAAATCTTCGGCATCAACATTATTGAACCCAATTTTTCCATTTGCAGAAAAATGCATGTTGGTCACATCAAAAGTTACTGGCTCAAACTTGACCTGATTGTTCCCATAAAACTCTCCAAGTGTGTTACTGTTGTGAGAGTTTGGAGGAAATGGAGCTCTGAAATTAATACAAGCTCCTGCTCTGTAATATTCTGGCTTGTCAAATAGTGCTGCACCAAGATCACTCCTTGAATATCTAAATTCGTAAGTTACTGCTGAAACTTGTCCATAGTTTCCACCTGCTCCGTTATTGGTATTGTTGTGACCTTGATCATTTCCTATATCAAATAATGCATGATAGCAGTCATTCGTTCTACTGTCACCTGAGATGTCATCCCATGAATCATCACTTTGTTTTTGGAATACTCGACCCTCGTCATCATCTGCACATAGACCATTCTCGTCTGGATTTCTGAATATGCTAAAGGTTGCAACTCCATCAACACCTGGACTGGAATATTTGATTATTTGATTTGAAAAATTGGCATAAGAACCAGTCCCTGTACCATTAACTAATACACGGAAACCTCGATAGAATACTCTCCCTGGATATAATAATTGACTTGGAACTGTACCGGGGTCTGTCTGTGCAGTATCCACCCAAGTTCTACTTACTGGATTATCTATTATTACCTGATTAGAATCCCATACATTTAGTGAAGTGGAAGTGGGAGGATCGTCTTGAGTGGTTCCATCGACTTTGGCGCCACATGACTTCCAATCTGAAGCGTTTGCATTAGTCCATCGAGAATAAATTGTAGTTCCATTATCGTTTAAAAATTCTGTAAGTGTGAGAAAGTCCCACTCAGAACTCGGAGGGGTATCTGTGGTTTTAGTATTTGCCCTATAATGCTCATTAAATCCATCAACTACTGAAATTACAGGTATCTGTACTATACTATCAGCGGGATATGTGGTTCCCGAAACAAAGAAAGGAGTTAATTGAAACACCTCTAGTGCTCCAATGAATTGTGCGTTTTGTCGGGGTAAGGTCCCTATTCCATCTGCTCCCCAGGTTCCAGTAACATTTCCTTTGATAGATTCGATTCCTCCTTCTTCTTCTCCGGGATTAACTGCAACAGTATCGTCTATTGTGATTGCTTTGGTAGGATCAAAGTCACCATTTGCATCCTGCTGTGATGGTGGATTCCCTGAGATAAATCCCTTGAATAATAATTGATTCTGGTCTACTGTATCTGTCTCAAAAAATACCTCAAAAAAGTCTCCAGCTCCGCCAGCAGCTACTGAAGACCCAAGTCTGTCAGAGGTAATAGTTAATCCATCATATGCTGATTGTTCTGTTAATTCAAAATGATAGTCATTAGCTGTAAATGTAGGAAAGTCATTTCCTCCCCCTGATGCTGTGTCTGCATCATTACCAATTACTAATGGTTGTAATCCACCTTTTGAATCTCCGTCATTGTAAAAGTCAATGATATCTCTTGCAACCTCAAAACCACTTGCACCTCCCTGCAAAAAGAAAGGTTTTGAAAAGTTTACTTTCATTAGTTGGTTTTCTAATCCTAACATCTGCACTTCTAGAACGGTTCCCTGTTGTGCGTTTTGGATTGGTTTGAGAATATCTACCTCATAAACATGTAATCGAGTTACATTATTTCTGTCAATTACTGCTACTGATATTTTATCAAACTGCTGGAGGATAGGAGTTGATTCTCCTGCAAAGCTAGTACTTCTTGTAATGAATTGACCGTCTTGTGCGTTTAATCGTATAGTGCAACTTCTAACTTCACCACTCCCTACTTCATTCCATTCTACTCTTTCACAAAAGTTAGTGATGGCAACAGGAGAAACTGTAGGGTCAAATAGAACAATATAGTCAAACTGGGTCATGCAATAACAGAAATATCTCCATTACGATACAGCTGTGCTCTGAATACTACCTCGTCTCGAGGATCTTCAACATCATCAACTTCTACGTCATAGAGAATATAGCCAGTTGTAAGAGTGGGAGTAAGATTGAGTAGACCAACTCCTCCAGTTGCTGCAAATCCGTTTAGTTGTAAACCGAATCTCCCAAAAGGAAAGTTCGAGTTTGTTGCAGGATCAACTTGCCAGTTGAATAGATTCTTAGGTCCAAGTGTTACTGAGTGCTGTACAAAGTATCCATTCAATGTGACATCAAGTAATCCAAGCAAAGAGTCTTGGACCTGGTCTAATGCTCGTCTTGGGTTTGGATGGATATTGACATCCCTCGACATTCTGAATTTGTTAGCAATTAATCGTCCTGTATCATCAGGTGATGTTCCAAGATTGAATTCAATCTTTTCAGTTGCAGGTATTGTTCCAAGTGTATCTCCAGGATTTGTAAATCTAAATAAGATTGCATCAAGGACTGCACTCATTGGAATAACTCCTTTGAATGATCTAGGATGTCAATTTGAGCAAGTCTGTTCCCATCAACTCCACCATCCCTAATTTGTCGTATGGTATTTTCATTTCCTCCAGCTCCATTTTTCTGGATGAATCCTGCTCTACTCTGAATGATTACCTGACGTAATCCAATCTGAGTATTTCGTTGAGTTTGCCTGTCAAGGAATCCATTGACCTCTCTATCAATGATTCTTTTCCATCTTAAATCTAGTATAGAACCATCTTTTGTTATTTCTTTGAAAATTATTGGAATCAATGCTGTTGCAAGTGCAACAAGTGCAGCATGTGGAATTGGTATTCCCTTTATTGCACCAGAAATTGCACCTAGAGGGTCTTTTGTAGAACCCACTCCTTTGAGTACGTTGGATTTTATTTTTGATTCAATGTCTGTTCCTTCTGATAATCCATCACTACCCACAGATGTTTCTGATTCGCCTTGACGAACCTCTATCATCTGGATTTGTATTTCTTCTCTTATTACACGGACTACTTCTGAGCGAAACGTCTCATCAAGAAATGATGGCGCTACTGGAATGATTTCTTTTACATAGTTTGTATGTTCAGGATTTGCAGAAGTAATACCCACATTATCTAGCATCCTCTCAACAAAGTCGCGTACTATACCGCCAAAAGTCAAAAGGATAACACCCCAATGTTTTGCTCTGTTACAAACTCTAATCGTATGGATAACTGAACAGCTCCTAATCCTGAATCTAAAATTTTAAATTCTTTCATAATTGCATCACCTGAAAGAATAGTTGTCCTGTTTGATTGGTCAGTAATTGAGACAGACCAGTTCTTTGTTGTTAATTGAGCAGATACAGGAATGGCAAGATTAACTAATGCTGCAAGTTCTGGTTGCGTTACCATCATGAGAATATCAAATGCTGCATTTGTAAGGGAGAAAGTCTTGTCAACTGTATCATTAGTTAATTGATGAAAGTTCATGTTGTGGTCTACATCAGCAGGAGCTACAGAGAGTACTTGATCATAAATTAAGCCATCAGTAGTATTTTCAACTTCTAATCCTTGTGTATCTACAAAGCCTGACTCATCACCCACTCTAGTACTCATGCGATTATTGCCTCCGTTGGTTTGAAGAGAGTCCCAGTGAGTCGAAATGATATTAGTTGCTCGTCACCGTTCAGTTTGTCTATTCTACTAATTTTCGTAAATGATTTTGTAGTGAATGTTCCTGTTGGATTTTCTTTGTTGTTGGTGGTGTTTAGCATTACTGCTTTGATGTTCTGTCCAATGAGTGGAGAGAGTGATTGTATCTTGAAAATATTGTAAATCTTTTCTGCTGTTGTTCCTTCAATGTCGGATTTTTTTGCCATTAAAGTGGCTGAAAATATTCCACTGTACAGTCCTCTCTGAAAGTAAGGAATTCCCCTACCATTGGTTAGTACGTCTTTTGTAAGGTATGGAATCTGATTGAATCCCTCACTTAGTGTGACGTTTAGTAGTTCGGTATATTCATAGTCTAATGCGGGAAGACTATCTCCTGCACTATCAGAGATGTCAAAGACTAACACAGCTCCAAATCCCGTGAATACCTCAGGATTCTCAGAGGTGAGATTATTCAGAGAGATGAAGAATTTTCGTTCTAGCTGTGGTTGTGCCTGGTCTACCATGTCAAAATTCTTCCAATTTGTATTTTTTAGAAAGAATGGGCCCGTAGTGGTTGTAGGATTAAAAGTTAAACTAATAATCCTCTGTACCTCTGTTGCCATTAATTCTACATCATTTAGTGCATCAGAGAATGTTGGCTGTTGTACATCAACTACTCTATAGAAAAGAGTAATGACATACTTGTCAGTATGTTCTGTAAAGTTTGGATGAACAATTAGATCCTCTTGTTCTGTTGCGTTTATTTTTTCTACAGTAATTACTTTAGTTTGCTCGTTTCCTTCTACTTGTTTTCTGTCAATAAAATAAACAATCTCTTTCATGTTGTCTGTTGGAGTTTTTGATAAATTACCAGTCAAAGACCACTCATCAAAGAGTAGGTCACGAATTGTTTCTGCTTGACTTGTCAAGTTCCGTTATTTACTGAACTAGTAAACCCCGAAGTTGTACCGAATGTCTTGCCACCAGCTAGTAGATTAGGATTCTTTCTGCCATATACTGCTAAGATGTGCTCTTGAATTGCTTTCTTCCATTCGTTTTGTGCATCAAGATTCCTATCTTTAATTGGTGTCTGCCAATAATTGTAAAGAGTACAAGCAAGTGAGGATGCCAATGATATTATCTCAGGGTCAGGATCAGTTAGGGGGGTTATTGCGTGGAGATTAATCTGAGTATTAACATAATTGTCAGCTTCTCTCATGTTGTCTGATATTTTTTCATTAGGAGCAGTGATACTTGCTGAAATGTTTAATCTCCTTTTACATTCGGTAAGGTTTGCATAACCTGGCTGTGCTTCACTACTCATGATGACAAACTCCTAATCACTCGAAGATCCAAGATGAAAGATTTTACTAAAGAAGTAGTTTGGATTTCTATCTGTGCTGAATAGATATCTGCACTTTGTGGCATGAATGTATTTTGAACTACTAGTCTTGCAGTACCATCAACTGGATCTCCTAGGATTGCCATGTCAGTGCCGCCAGTAGGAAAGTCTGTTACACCGTCAGTACTTTTGATAAACATTGTAATAGTTGCGCCAGTGAGGTCTAGGGGTTCTTTTGTATTTCTGTCATTAATTTGAAAATCCTGATTGAATCCCCCCTCCCCTACGATGTATACCCAGTCACTCATGAGACCATCCTGGGGATTACTTCATTCCCGTGTACTAGGGAGGTAATTTGCTCATTTCCATGAACAAAAACAGTAATGAATGCTTGGCCTACTGGTTCAACTAGTTCAGTATCAAATATGGCATCATCAAATATTGTAGTGGTACTTACTGGAGATTCTCCATCAAAAATTCCACGTTCAGATGACACGAATTATTTTATGTTTAATTTATTTTAGAGAACTATTCCTTCTTTCACTTCTTAAGGTGTGATAACCTTTAGAGTCTGTCCAGGTTATTAGATGAATCCAGTTCCAGCATTCCTCACAATACACTCCTCTTTCATTTCGATTATTCTGATATTCATCTACTCTAAGTTCTGCTACACCACAACGGTCGCAAATATATTTTTGAGCATCATTAATGTTTGAATAGTATTCAGTGATTAATTCCATCAATCAGTTCCTAATGCACTAAGGTTTGTATCAGTATCGTAGTCACCAACATTATCATTAAGCAAATCAAATCTAGTGATGTCTGCATCTGGACTTGGAACAAATTTATTCACATATTCTAATCTACTTGGAGGAGTCGCGGCACCAGCTGCTACTTGTTCAATAAGAAATCCAATACCTAATTTTTCTTCACCTGATACACTTAGAGTATACATTATATGGAAAAAATCAGTATTTCTAGAATTAAACCATAAATCAAGAAAAGTTCTTGATACCACATTACTATCTGTATTACCATCATCAGATCTTCTTGTTGCATATACAGAATTTGAGTTACTATTGAAAGTACCCTTAACATTGACTACACCTCCAGCAGGTAAAAGATTATCCATAAACATATTGAATTTTTTTGCTTCCAAATTTGAAATAGATAAAAGATCTCCAGCACTTGTTAATGTGTCAGGTGTTCCATTCGTTTGCCAAGCCATTAGTCAGACCCCCAAACTTTTAGAATTGTAGGAGTGTCTAACGTCCCTGCTTTGTTATTTGTTAAAGTAATTTGATTTATGGGAGATGCATTAAACCATTTTATTGCACCTTCTCGTCTATCAGGTGTTGTACCTGCTCCAATAACTGTATCTTGATTAGTATGACCTACACCTAATCTTTCATCTGATGTACCATTTATCATGAACATGTTTAATGAGCCTCCAGTCCCTGCTGGCATATCATCATTGAAAATATCAATATTTGTTAGATTTCCAGCTGCTGTATCTGCTGCTCCATTTGCACTTACCCTTCTTGCATAATTATTTCCAACATTTCCATTAAAGGTAATTCTTGCAGATGTTGTAGATCCAACTGCTTTAGCATAATATTGAATCCATAGATATTTTTTTACTGCAAATATTCCAGTATCTAAAACATCTGCTGCACCACCCGATAAATCTACTGAGACTAATTGTTCCCAGAAATTATTAGTATGTACATCTGTTGGGTCCCAACCTAATACAACTTGTTCAGAACCAGTTGCAAAAGTTCCTGCTTGGTCGTTTAGTGTTTCTATAATATCAATAGGATTTGTAGTGTTTACCCACTTACCTGCACTTTCACATCTTTCAGGAGAAGTTCCTGCTCCAGGTGCTCCTGCTTCTGTGAACCATGTTTGTATTAATTTTTCTCTATTTGATAAATTAGCAATATATGACACCATAAAAAAATTTACTGCACCATCTAACGAAGAATCAATACTTGCTCTATTGACTGATGTGCTATCTGCTGTACCATTAACACTTTGTCTTCTTGCATAATTATTTGAAACGTCTATAGTAGAATTGCCAAATCTTTGTGCCAATCCTATAGAGCCAGAGTTTAAGCAATCTGATAATATCATATAGTATCTTTTATCAGGTAAACTTCCTACATCGATTGTATCACTTGGAGAGCCCAGAGTTGTTCTTCCAAGTTCTACCCATCCGCCAACTGGAAGTCCTGTACCCACTTTGAATGGATTTACAACATTTAGTGACACGCACTATCTGAAAAAAAATAAATAAAGAGAACTAAACTGATTTATTTTTTTACAAACTAAGACCCTAGAATACTGACCTTGAGGTTTGATCCAGGAGTATTACTACCAATAGTGGTTATTTCTACTTCGATTTCATCTGTAGTAGATAGACTATCAGTGAGTGGTCCAGAGGTTCCAGTTAGTGCTCCATCATTAATGGTGACTGTTCCAATTAGTACAGTATTTTTTGTTACATCAAAGATTAGTGCAGCACCAAGAGGTGCAACCTCTACATATGCAGTAATTTCTGTAAGTGATGTTATATCAGTAGGAACTCTCCAAACATCTGGTACTAATCCCACTGTAATATTATCCAGAGTATTTGTTGCTGCAAATTGTAGTGATTTTGTATTACTTTGTGCACCATCTATAATGGATATTTTGAGATTACTACCAGTAGCACCTGATCCTATCTGAGTGATGTCTGCGGTTATTTCATCAGTTGTTAGTATACTTCCAGAAACAAATGTACTGGTACTTCCAGTTAGGGTTCCTGCTGGAATGGTTAGTGTTGCTTCAGTTACCCCTCCCTTTTTGATATCTATAATGATGGCAGCACCAGTTGAGACCTCCTCTACATATCCAGTGATAAATGCTAGAGATGCAAAATCAATTGGCAATCTCCATAAATTAGCAACTAGACCAGTTTCAAGAGCTGTTGGTAATACAGAAAACTGATAAGATGGCTGAAACGTTCCAGCTCCTCCTGATTCCTGAAATGTGGGTGCCGATCCTGTTCCATTAGATGTTAAGACATCACCACTAGTCCCAACAGATACTACAGCTGGTGCACCTAAATTATCCCAGGTGATTAGTTCACCAGCAGTTGCATCTGCCAAATCTGCTACTTCTACATTAGCTAAAGAGTTACCTGTACCATTTGCATCAAAGACAAAGTTTGTTATTCCTCTAGCATTAAAGCTAAGAGCAGCTGTTACATCAGTTATGGTAATTGCTGCAAGTGCATTAGTCTCATCATTAATTATTCCAACTGCTATTACACTTACATTATCAATTAGATTAGTTCCCATGTCAAGTGTTTGAGATTGTATTCCAAGTCCAGTAATTCCTGAATAAACTCCTGCAAGTGTACCTCCTGCTGCTGTACTCAAATGATCATGTGTTGCGTTTGTAAAGTCTGTAATTATTGGTAAATCCAAAGTTTTAGAAGCTAGAGTCTGTGGAAACTTTTCAGTTGCTAGAGTGTCTGCTTGTGTAATGTTTGGAATAAGTAATGTCTGAATTGTTGATTGAAATGATTGAAGTGTAAGTGTGATAGCTGTAGTCATTCCAAGAAGGTCTAATGCCAATAATTTTGTTGGGTCTGTTCCATCTGCAAATATTGCTGCCTCTAATGCAAAGCCATTTGCGTCATGGTTTGCACTCCAGGTGAATACTTCTGTAACATTATCTATCCATTCTATTCCTTCTGTTTGTGCTGAATTTGCAGAAAGTATCTGTCCATCAGTACCAACTGGAAATCTAACATCTAATGTGCTAAAAGTAAGAAGGTCTCCCTTTGTTGTTAATGGAGATAACCCAGTAGATGATATTGTTACATCATCTGCATTGTCAGTTACTGTAATGTTTGTTCCACCGATTAGTGTTTTAAAATTTAATGTAACTCCTATTTTATCTCGAAATATTGTTCCAGTACCTGCACCAACATTTGCTCCTGTATTGTCCTCACCACTACCTGAGACAAACTCTTGCCATGTACTCCCATCAAATACAAATTTTTGGATGGTATCTGTTGCATCAAATATTGCTCCAGTAAGTGTGGTATCAATAGGTAATGATGCGACATCAGTAGCTATCCCAATAAACCTTAATGCACCTAGTCTGGTTATTGCCATTATACCACTCTTATCTCCTGGATTATGCCTGCTTGCTCTAGTTTGACAAATAATCCCTGGTTATTCACATCTATTCTTTTGACATAAAATCGCATGTCAGTTACAGCAGGATCACCAGGAATTGTCTGCTCTGTATAATCTTGGAATCCAGTCCAGATGTTATCTCCAGTAAGGATACCTGCGGGGTTGTCAACGTTTAGCCATTGACCTGCTCCATCGTTTTGTAATATTTGATCTAACAGTGGTGATACTATAGTAACATCAGTTAATTCATTTAGATTGGTTGCACCTCCTCCTCCACTAGTACCACCAGAAGATGCAGCTCCTGGAATTTGTCCCCTCAAATCTTTAATTGCTAAAACCTCAAAGGTTCCACCACCACCAGTAATTTTTATGACAACTTCTGCAATGAGTAATGCAGTTCCTCTAACTGATAGTGGAACATTTTTCACTGCAAAACCTGAAACATCAGCAATCGAATCTGCATCAGCACCCCCGCCATTATACACATCAGTTGGTACATTAACTCCATAGTTTGTTTGGTTTGGTTCTGTATCAATGTGAACTGTAAATAATACGACATTGATGTTGTCATTATTACTAATTACAGTAGTACCATTAGCACAAGTTAATCCAACTAGGTCTGTCCCAATGTTTGTAACTTGTAAAAGTTGACCAGGTGATATTGTTCCTTCGTTTGATATATTTGCAAGAGAACCAGCAATTGTAATATCATATGCTTCAATTTCTTCCTGGTGTAATTCAAATGCTCTACCAGCTGTAGTGCTAAATGTAACATCAGCTGCTGTACCACCACCAACAGTTGGTGCAACTGTAATATCAATTCCTGAAAGATAAGCCGAATCAAGCTCAGATAATCTGTCATCAATGTGAGATAAGTGTCCACGTAAGTCATTATCAAATATTTCATAGTCTGGCAATAAATCAGCAAAAGGACCATTAGCTAGTACAGATGCCTGTGATTGAAGTAACACTCTTCCAACTACTGCAAAGTCTCCACTAGTTGGAAATCCCATAGTACTGCTCTGCATCGTAGGAACACCTACAACTAGAGCAATCGTAATGAAATGCAGAGTTGGTGTTAGATCAGTTCCTACAGTAAGATCAATTGTATTACTAACACCAGGTGATGTATCAGGGGATTCAATTGTGAATAGTTGTCCATCAAGTACTAATTCATATGAATTGGCACGATTTGCTTCATTGAATTGTTGTAGTCTAATACCTATTCCACCGTCAGTGATTAATTCTACTCCAGTCTCATCAGTAAACATTCCATTAGAAAAATTCCTCAATGCAAAGACAGTCTCAGATGTTACTACAGGTTTTTTCTCTATAGTACCACCCCTGTCAATTAATACTTGTAATAATGGATCTGTACTGTTAAAGTCAGAACCATCAGCCATGTACATTAAGGTATGATTCACATCAGGGTCAGTCGGCGTTATTACTTGTTCTTCAAATTCTATAAACCTTGAATCTAATATTTGCCCACCTGCCATGTCAAGATTCTTGTCAGGTGCTAGTTGTAGTCCTTCTTGGAATACATTATTCACTGTAAAGGTGTTCATCTCATCTTCATATGCAATTTCAGATGGGAGCTGTGATTTTGTAATTAGTTGGTTGACGAATTGGCCTGAACCATTATTTACTAATATTTGATTTACCATTACAGATGTAATTGTAACGTCTGACAATCCATCAAGACTCGTTGGTAAGGTTGCTATTTGGTCATCTACGTATTTTTTAGTTGATGCATCTGTATCTACTGTTGGTGCTCCAAGATTGTTAATCTGTTGTAAGTTCATTAATAATGGAACTGTAATGTCAAAGTCTGAAACATTAACTGTGGTCTTTAATATTCCATCAATTACTGATTCAATTCTTCCAATCCCTGCATCAATTACTGTAACTGAACTATTACCTTGAGTGATTGCATTTCCAGCTGGAACTACTAGTGATTTATTCTCCCATTGACCAGATGTGGAATTAAATTGTAAAAACTGTAAATCAAGAGGTGTAACTATTGTAACATCAGATAAATCATCTAATTCTTTGGCAAAGCCCTGGGTATCCACATAGTTTCTAGTAGCTGCATCTTGTGCTAGAATAGGGTCTAGCAAATCATTAATTCCAAATCCTGCTAAATCTACATCCTGAGTGGCAGGAAATGTACTCCATAAAGCTGCACCATTAGTATCTACATAATTCTTAGTAGCCAGGTCTTGCGCTGAAACTGGGTCCAGTGCATTTTTCATCAGTGTAGCAGCCCAATCTATTTGAGCACCTCTAACTGACATCTCTCTTTGAGTGATTATGTTTAGTTGATCAGCAGAAATATCAAAAGCATTATTTTGTGACTGTGCAGTAGTCCACGCAATAGGCATCTCCAAGCCAGTGATACTCAGTGACATTGAACTATATCTAACTAAAATGATAAAGAGAACTAATCAATACTCTTTTTTTTCTTTGATTTCTTTTTCTTTTGTTTTGTAATTTTTGTTGGAACAGTTTCACTTTGTGTTTCAATTGTTTTTGTGCCAGTACTAAATTTGGGAATACCTATCTTTGCACCACATCCTGTTTCATGCTTTAAAGAAAACTTTGCTACAAAGTTTGTTTCATACCCAGTTCCGGTTGCACCGCATCGGGTACATAGAATGTCTACCATAATGTGGTGGTGGTACAACCATTATAGAGAACTAAAAAGAAAAAGATTAGTCTATTCCTAGACGTTAAAGTCAGTAATTATGAAAGCTCCTACATCTGCATGTGCTGGCTCTGGATCAAATCTAACAAGTAGATCAGATTCATAAAGTCCACCGACACTAAGATCAAAGTTTTCAATTGTCAAGTCTTCTCTGAGTCCAACGACTTCAGCAATGTCTCTCTTTGTAATGAGGACTGTACCTGCTGCAATCTGTGGTGTTTCCCAAACATTTCTCAATCCTAGGGCTGCTGCAAGTCCTGAGTTATTTACAACATCAGTATTGTCAGTTGGTCCTACGATAAATCTTGATAGGAATGGCCACTCACCGTTTGTTCCTGCTGTCTTTACAGAAAGTGCGGCATCTGCTGGATTCATGAACATTGTATCAGCTCTGTTTCTTTGCGTTCCTGGGAAGCGTGATCTAATAACTTCGATTAATGCTTCAAACTCTGAATGAACTGGACTAGCCAGATCAAGATCAGCCTTTGTAGCTGTTGGAACACCAGCAGCTCCGACAAGAGTTCTGATAATCTTCTCACCTATCATAAAGTAGAATTCATTGCCCGCGTTCTTGAGGGACTGTTCTACTGCTAGGAAGTTGTTATCTTTAACATCATTTCGGTTGACACCCAAGGTACCACGGTATGAATTGTTGGTACCTGAGCAGTCAAGTTCTACGGTCTCTACCTTACCTCCAATTGGTGGTGGAGTTCCGCCTGCTTCTTTGTAGATTTCTATACCTTTCTGGTCTCCGACTGAACCTCCAACATTGTCAGTGTATTTTGTAATTGGAACATTGACTTTTGGTGTGTCCATGTCGATGAGTCTTGCGTACTGTTTCCAGTCACTCCAAGGCTCAGCACCTTCAAGGATTTCGTCTGCAATTTTCAAAGCCGACAAACTGTTCGGAATGGAAACTGTCTCATGCAATGCCTTACCACCTATGTAGGGGTTTGTTGTTGCTTGATCACCAATTCTTATGCCATATCTGGAGAACCAAATACTTGGTAAGTATGGATTAAGTTTCTCATTCTCAAAAGACTTTGGATCAGCGCGGTCAAAGAATACACTGAGTGGTGTCTCTCTGATAGGGCGCATTATATCAAATGGTTTTCCTTGGACACTAGCAGATTCTGCACCTAATGTTAGAGCTTCACGAATGTGAGCCATTTCATTAGTTTCAAGAATTGCTTGGCGTGACCATTTAGTTTTATTAGCCATTTCTATAAAATTCCCTGACGCTGAATGTCAACTGCCGCCATATCACCAGCGGATGCTGGTTGCAATGCGATTGCGATAACTTCGTCTGATGCTGCTGCTACTTCTAGCCCACCAGCTGCTGATGCAGTAAGTGGATCACCTAGAACGATAGTACCGTCAATCTTTGCTTTACACCGACCCTGAGTTACAACAACAACTCCTTGTCCAGCAGCGTTTGCTGCTCGAGTTGTATTATCTGTACTATCAGAACCGTCTCCGTAAATTCCGTCTACATCACCACCTACGACTACGCCGTAAGAGGCCTCACCTTGAGAGTCAACAACGTCAACTCTTGGTAAAAGTTCTGTGGATGGAGGAGCAACTAGGGCAACTGCTGCGCCCATGTCGATTGATTCATTGGCAATTGAATTAATTACCGAACTTGCTTCGTGATCAATTGGACCACGATGTAATCCGACAAATAAGTCTGTCATTAATAATGGGATTAATTATATAATTAAGAGAACTAATTACTCACACATTTTGTAAAATAAAAATAAAATCCCTTATTGGTAAGGGGTGGATTGTCCACGCAAAGTTTTGTCCATGTTTGCAATATCACTTCGAGCTTGCTCTAGTGTTGCACGATTTGGATTTCCATCACCTACTATAGTTGGACCTCCAATACTTGGAAGAGTTTCTGTGATTTTATGAGGTGTTGCCATTGCGTTTCTTTTAACACTATCAATGTCAAGTTTCATAGATCCAGTCTTTGCTTCGGATTCTCTAATTTGTCTAGATAATACTTGGATTGCTTCTGTTTGATGTACAATTTTATTTCTGAGAGGTAATACTACGGTTCTGTGGTATTTCTCCAAAGTATATTGCATCTGCTTCATCATTTGAGGAGTACTCATTGGTGGAAGTTGTGGCATCCCTTGGCCCATCTCATTTGCAATTGATGGTTCAAGTCCTGGCATCATTCCTGGCATCATTCCTGGCATTCCTCCGTTTTGTGGTGGGAATCCTTCCTTCATCTGGTCTTCTGTTCCAGACATTTTCTCCATGTCTTTCTCTCCATTGTCGGAATCTTTTGCTACTTGTGGATATGGTTCTGTGTTATCTGATGATTGATCAGAACCATCTGTGCCATCTTTGTCTCCACCAGCTAGTAATTCTTCTTTAACGAATTTGTCTCCTTTGGTTTTTAGACCAGGAGATTCTGCTGGGGTTGGTTCCTCATCTGCATCTAGTTCTTGGATAGCAGAATTGATAAAGCCTTGACCGTATTGTCGCTGTTGAGCATCTGGATGATTCTTCAACATAACGCCAGTCTCTACAAGTTTCCTGATTCCAGGTCCTGCTTTGACTGAACTGAGAATACTATCAGCTTCGGCAATAGAAGTACATTCTCTAAGTTTTGAGATGTTACTCATGATCTGTTAAATATCAGAGTGATAATGAGAACTAAATTAATGGAAACTTTCTTTATGTGTCCTATTCTACACACATAAAATGAATTTATTGAATAGGGATAATCTTTTATGCTTCACACACTCATATCTTGCATGGCCAAAGAGTTTCGTTCCATTCGAATTTCAGATAAACTAATCGTAAGACTAGAGAGATATCTTGCATCAAGAGAGGCAAATGATTTGGGTATTGAAACTCTAAAGGATGCACTAGAGCATCAAGTAAGAAAAGGACTGGTATCAAAAACCTATAGTGATTGAATTACTGTAGTTTTAATTCCAGGTGTTGCTGGTTGTATCATATTACCTCTCCACATGAATGGCTTACTTGCAACCCATGTGAATCCAATATCATCTAACTCAGCTAGTATTACACCAACTGGGACAGTACATAACTCACATGCATCACCAATACAATCATGTACACATGGCTCTACTACTTCTCGTCTGGGAGCACCACCATTAATTGAGACAGCATCAATGTCTCCTCTACTAATGGCTGCATTAATTTCAGGATCTGATTCTATAACTAAATATTGCATCTCCTCCATATTTGGGTCCCACTCTCCATCAACTATTACACCACCAGTTTGGAACTCTGGCCCCATGTGATTGATGTCTGTTCCCTTACTAATTGCAGTTCTCACCATCTTTTGCAGTTCTGTTGCTGCAAGTTTTCTTAGATATGGCTCACCTTCTGAGCGATGATCAGTAATTGTTTCTTCTGCTGCCTTTACCAGATATAGTTTAGCACCATTTTTCTCTGCTGATTCTTTAGCTGCTAAAATATAATCCGGTTCAAGCCATGTTGCATTTACTTTACCTAATGTTTCTCTTATCTTCCGCTTTGCTTCCTGAGTAAAACCACTTGGAAAGATAGCAATAGGAGGCACGTTAATTGGCACAGATTGGCTTTGCTCAACATCATATCTCCAGGGAGGAACTGACATATCAAAATTATATCCTGTCACACCTACAGTGGGCGTTTCACTACCTGTATCAGATGCAAGACCAACCCAGTTCTCAGAGGGTTCGGCTGGAAAGTTTGTGATATTGTAGGTGTGACCAAGATTGGAACCATTGTGATCATACACTGGCGTGTTAGTTCTAACTGAACCTAAAGGGTCAGGTGTTGGTAATGAGAGATAACCATGTGGTCCTACACTTGGAATGAAAGCAGTTGATGCTTCAGGATTATCAACGAATACTGGAGGAAAGCCAGTGTCAGGAACTTTTAATCTAGGTTGATTCCCTGCCAGATCAATTCCAGTTACTGGTCCAGGAAAGTCAGCAGCTTCAATTGGAGGATTTTCCATCTGTGATTGGATGGCCCTCATTATCTCTTCTTCTGGTATTCCTTGAGCTCGCAATAATTTTGCAAGCTGTGTAAAATATTCTAAGCTTTGGGCCTGCTCTTGTTCTTGCAATTACATTCTCCGAGTTGTGTTTCTAGAATTTGCTTTAGTACATGACTTGACATCTCTTCCATTTTGTGTTTACCTTCTTTTGAGTTATCAACTAATACCTCACCAACTTTTCTTTTACCGCCAATCGATATAGAACTAGCACTAGATGGTATGGATACAGTTTCTGGAACTTCCCTACCAAATGGAATATCAAGAGGAGAGTGTGTTTCACCAACTCCTGCAATTGCTAATGCATTTACTACTTCTTCTTTTAGTGAATCAGTACATATGGCCCAAGCAGAGTCCTCTCCTTTTTCTCCCTTTACTTTATTGACACATCTATCTAGTTTTTCAGGCATTGTATTCTCCTTGCTTCCAGTTTTGGTTTGGGTTTGGTGGTTTGCCTCTTACGTCTCTAATCATATCATTGTAAATGGGCATGTCATTTGGTGGTGGTGTGGTACCACTTGTAAAGTCAGGATAGATTGGACCGCCTCCCATATCATTAAACATTGGTGACAAATCTTCTTGGAAATTATTAGAATTTTCTCCTGGATCATCTGGGGATTCTGGTGATGGTTGTGTTGGGGAATTTGCAGGCATCATCATTCCTTGTTGTGCCATCTGCTCTATCTGATCATCATATGCTTTAGTTAGTCCCAAACCTGCTTGAACGAACAATTTCCTCAACTCTATAGGGTCTGCTACTCCAGAGTTCATGTAAATTTCAATTAATTTGATTTGGTCTTCTATTGGTATGTCTCTTTTCTCAACTTCCCCAAAGTCTATCTCAAAGTTTGTCTCCTCCCAGGGGACTGGTATCATTCCACCCAAATATGACATCTCTACAAATGGATGAGCCATATACCAAGGGCGGAATAATTTTTCTATTAGTTGTGTTTTAATTGCTATAGGAAATGCAGAGAGTCCTATCTCATCTAGAATGGCTGATTCTTTTGCGTTAGCGTAACTATGCCCAGAGCTACCGGATTCTTTTCCTCTGAAATCATTTAGGGCTTTCATGATTGGGCCCTGTGTGATATCCATAAACTGCTCAGCATTGAAATTTTTACTTTGTGATCCAAGTTCTGTTACTTCTACTTTAGTTCCAGCAACTACATCTTGACCTATTTCTAAATTATCCACTTGTTGTTGAAGATTATTCCTCTCATCTTCTGTTGCTCCATCAGCTGACCAAACATTTCTTGAGATGTATCTTTGCTCTCCCATCTGCATTGTAAATTGTGTTGCATACTTTCTTTCTAGTAATGGTGGTAGTCTCTTCTCTACATCTCCTTGTGGTGTTGGCATTGTAAAGAATCGTGGTGAGGTCATTGTAACACCAAAGCCCGTACCAAATGCAGATGCATCTATCTTGTTCCAATAGAAATGTATCACTTCATCAGGATTGTGATACCCCTGATACTCTGCTCCTCTAAACTCATACTTGTATGGGACTCTTTGTCTATCCCACCAAATCCTAACGAAACTACTAATGGGAATGTGCATTAAATCATCAGCTGATCTAATGTGATTAATTCCAAGTCTTGGCTTGTATATTGAATTACCATACCAAAGTAACTCTTTTACTATATCTGTATCAAAAATATCAAATTCTAATCTCTTTGTAAAGTCCTCAAAGTATTCTACCATCTCATCTGTTTTGGCTTTTACATAGTGAGAGCCACCTGTAACTTGTGCAGATAAATGGTTAATTGCTAATTGTACATCCTCATCAATTTGTAACGCTTGAGATTGCTCTCTAAATGAGACAACGGGCCTATCAAATGTTTTACTTGTGTATCCTTCTCTGGAGTATGCTCCAACTGTACTAATCTCCGGCCCCCAGACTGGCTGCGATAATCCAGGGGCCGCTTCTAGCATGCTCCTCATATCATTAACATTAAGGGAAGTACCTCTAGGGGATCGGTCCCGAGCAGGCGCTAATGCCTGCTGATTACTCATAAAAGCTGCAACACCATTTTTGAGTCGGCTACCCCATCCCATGAATAATGAGACGAATTATCAGTTTTGAGAACTAATTACTTGTTTTTGGTAAAAGCGTTCTTGGATTAGAGCGTTTTTCATTTCACGCTCTTCTGCTAGAATTTCACTTATTGGTCTATCATCAGATGCAAATTCATTGAGTATTCCAACAGTTGAATCATTATTCACTAGGTGTGCATAATGTGTCTTTGATAGTAAATCAAATAGATGTAGTTCTGCACGTTCTGCTGCATCAATCATTCCTTGTTGTAATACTACATTATCTGCTCTACTTGTATGGGAGTATGGAGTAACATCTGGTACATAATTGGTTAGATCATCACCTTGAATTTGTTTGTAAGATGTGATATAACCAAACTGTTCTAGTGCACGTTTATTTTCATATTCTTTTAATTTGTAAAACTCTGAATGCAGTCTATCTATAATTGTTACAAGCTTATCTGGTGTATCTTCAAAGGTGCGATATACAATTGGAATGAATGTTTCAAAGGAGTTTTTCTGATATAATAGTACGGGTTCTGATTTATCCATAGCCATCCAGATATCATGTTCTTTGTCCATTCTTTGAACGGTTTGTAACCCCTTGTATTTTATCTCAGATGGTATGTGTAGTATGGTAGGGAAGTTTAACGAATCCCCAATAATATCTAGTCCATCATTGAAATACAATATTTGATTTGCTCTATCATTATCAATTGCTTGGAGTGCAAGGACTTTACCTACTGGAGACTCGTTAAATGAAAATTCTATTGATACACGATAACATGGTTCTGTGTTGTCATCAGCTACACACTTTACTTTACTTGAAGAGTATTCTAAACTTGTTGCATTAATTATTGGGGAAGTTTTGTGATCATTGATTTTAAACTCTATAGCATCCCCGTCATAGTTTGTATAAATTTCGATGCTTGCTTCTGCATCATACGCTTTACTAACTTCAGGAACTCCAAAGATAAACTCCAGGAGATATAGTGTATGTGGTGCATATACTGTAGATGTAAAGTTTTGAATTACACCAACTGTCATATTTTGCATTGGGATTGGAGTATAGAAATTATCAGTTACAGTAAATATTTGACCATTAATTTCTAGTCCATTATCTACTCTTTGTACAAATGTCTTATGATCAAGCCCAAAGGTTGGTCTGGAGTTATGCTCATCATCAGAACCTCCATTACTAAGAATAGTGATGATTCCAGTATACACTTCAATTAATAATGAATATGCAGATTCAACGTGATTACTTTTAGATATCTCACCCAGGTTTAATCCAGGATAATTTATCATTCCAATGTCAACGTATTCATTATTTTCTATATACTCATATTTGCTACAATTATCTCCATTAGTTCCATGAGCAATTATGCTGCCATTACTGCCACTTTTATCAATGAATAGTACACTACCAACCTGCTTATTACAGGACCATTGCACCTGATCAGTGCCATCATCGAGAACACCATTAACCAAAGCCTCATTTGGTGAATAAACAACAAAGACTTCATCAATTCTAACACTCTCACTTAGCGAATATGTTGTTACATCGTCAGTTGCATAAAATGTTAGAAAAATTAGAAGGCTATCTAAATTGTATATGTTTAGTGGGGAATTCATTATAGTATCCAAATCAATTCTAAATGAATCATTTTCACAATCCACTTCTTCTCCATATTGTCCAGAATTGGCAGCTATATCGATTAGTGTAGGAGCAGATGATATGGCTGAATAATAAATTGGAATGTAATGACTAATCTTGGCTGGAGGTACGTGATCATTTGTTGCCCTATCCTGATATTCAATATCAGCTTTTATCACACATTTGTCACCAGGAGTCATTGTGTTAAAATTCCAGCTAATCTGAATTTGGTTTGTACTATTGGTATAACTAGCATATGCGTTTGTTTGTGTTGGAGTATATTCTGTACCAGCACCTATTGCAAATGCATCCTCAAATAAGATCCCAGAAGTTAGGATAATTGCAAACACTGTGAACAGCTTGTAATTTAACATCTTAACTTCTTAACATACAATAAATGTACAGGTTATAATCAAACACTACTTCCTGTTGTTAGTATTGTATCTTATAGGATACACATGGTAAGTTATGAATTAACTATGTATCTTATGGGTTACAGGTAGGTATTAGATGTATTCTAAGTTTTTAGTACTAAATCCCCAGGATAGTTTACACTTGAGACAATAAAAAATTATGAGAATATCTGTTGTTTTTCTTATCATTCCCTCATTGTGACATTTGTGGCACTTGTTGCCATATCCTAGAACTCTGAAAAAATTCTTGACAAATTCTAAACGTTGCTGAGGCGGTAACAATCTTTGTCTCATCCTGGTATATGGAGTCATTTTTGAGCAGCTATCACTTGTTTTAGGTATGCACGATCTTGGGTTAGAGTGTTTTTCATTTCACGTTCTTCTGCTAGAATTTCATTAATTGGTCTATCATCAGAGGTAAACTCTTCTAATATTCCAACATAGGAGTTGTTCTTAACCAGGTGAGCATAATGGGTTTTTGATAGTAAGTCTAGTAAGTGTAGTTTGGCACGTTCTTCTGCATCAAGGATACCTTGTTGTAGAACTTTATCATCGGCTCTGCTTGTATGGATAACATTCATCTCTTCTGCCACATATTTTGTAAGATCATCACCTTGAATTTGCTTGTAAGATGTTATGTACTGAAACTGCTCAATTGCACGTTTTGTTTCATAGTCTAATAATTTGTAAAACTCTGAATGCTCTCTATCCATAATTGTAACAAGCTCATCTGATTCAGGTACAAAGGTGCGATACTCTATTGGAATAAATGTCCCAAATGAGTTTTGCTGGTATAATAGTACAGGTTCTGATTTATCCATAGCCAACCAGATATCATGTTCTTTGTCTACTCTCTGAATGGTTTGCAGTCCTTTGTATTTAATTTCTGAAACAATTTGTTGTATGGTTGCCGGGTTTAATGAATCCCCAACAATGTCTAGTCCATCATTGAAATACAATATGTTGTTCATTCTCTTATAATCTATTGCCTGGAGTGCAAGGACTTTACCTACTGGAGACTCGTTAAATGAAAATTCTATTGATACTCGATAGCATGGCTCTGAGTTGTCATCAGCTACGCATTTTACTTTAGATGATGCAAATTCCAGACTGGTTGCATTAATTATTGGTGAGTCATTGTACTCATTAATTTTAAAGTCTATAACCTCACCATCAAAGTTTGTGTAAATTTCTATACTAGATTCAGCTTCATCCCATTTGTCAATTGTTGGAATTCCAAAGAGAAATTCTGTGATGTATAGTGTGTGGGGAGCATATGCTGTAGCTGTAAAGTTTTGAGTTGCACCTACTTTTAGTTCAAGTAGATCCATTGGTGTGTAGAAATTATCAGTTACAGTATAGGTCTGATTATTAATTATTAATCCATTATCTACTCGTTGAACAAATGTCTTGTAATCAATTCCAAAGGTGGGTCTAGATTGGGACTCATCATCAGAACCACCAGCAGATGTGGCAGTAATACTACTTGCCCTTGTAATGGAGAATAGATGTATGGCACCAGAATTAGTTTCTCCTCCTGTATCATCTTGATGGGCAGATATTGCAATTATTGCGGTATCTCCAGAATCCCTCCATAAGGCCATTCCATGACCAAACAGATCAGTTGCAGCAAATGGTGAAATAGCAGTTCTTGTATTTTCTGATTCATTTGATATCTTTTGAGATTCTTTTAGTGTATCATCAGCATTCAAATACAAAATATGTGCCTCGCCTGAAGTTGCAGCAGTATCATCTCCTGCCTCATTTCCCACTATAATATCATTAACTCCATCATTATCCATATCTCCCAGTGATGCAACACCACTACCGAAAGATTCATCATTTGCAATACCAGCAATGGTACTACCTGCAATCTCAGTACTAGAAACAAAAGCACCAGCAGCAGTCAAATTAACAATGAATACTGAGCCTCCACCATCACCATCAGCTTGGTTGCTAACAACAATTTTTGTGCCACTAATTGATGCACCATCATCGATATACTCGCCAGTGTCAACTCCAATTGTATTTCCAGAAATTGGTGCAGCTGGATGACTGCTCACTGTGCCATCTGCATTCAAAAACAATACCCACAAGTCTGTAAAATTATCAGGATCACTGTTAGCACCTACAAGTAATTCGTTTTGCCCATCACCATTTAGATCAGTTGCAATTACTGGCCATCCAAAATTTGCAGTTCCTTGTTCTATGTATGCTCCATCCGCAGGATTAAATCCATTTCCATTTTCTGGGACAATTAATACACAGTTGTCAACTTTACCAGTAGTTTTTAATTCTAACATATACACGGCACCACTGTTGGCAGTGACTACAGCATTATCTGCATTCACATCATGATTATTGGAGTTTGCACCCAATGCAATGGTTGGTAATCCATCACCATCCAAATCACCAACAAATGCTAATTGTTCTATAGATCCAAAATCTCTATTTGTACCATCACCTGCAATGCATCCAGCAGTTAATCCATTAGCTGTAGCATCCATGATAATGTTATTTGTACTTTTTACAGAGCCATCAGCATTCATAAATAAAATTAGAATGGAACCAAAATCATCAGCAGTATCTGCATCATCACCAGCCTCATTATCAAAACCAAACATGATTGAAGCTAAATCAATTACTCCATCTGAATCTAAATCCCCAATTGCTTCTATCTGATAACCTAAATTATTATTAAAATCAACAGCACCTGCAATGTCATCATTATCAATTTCTACTCTATCAGTTACAGTCTGGGCAGCATATGCAACAGAAACCACCATCATTCCAAATGCAAATAAAAATATTAATTTTAATCTTGTATTAATCATTTCATACTCCTGTTAATTGTAAACATGTATCTGGTGAGATACACGTATGAAATTAAGATATACTGTGGGTTTGTAATACCTTGATTCATTACTTTAAGATGGTGTTAGTATTATTTATTGATGGATCGAATTTCCCATGAATGGAATATAAAAAACCAAAGTTGGGAAATCGTAAGCCCAATATGGTTTTCAATTTCTTACTGACTCGTCGTATTACAATGGGTTTCAAACTTCTATTGACTCGTAAACTTTCCATGGTTTTCACTTTATTAGTGAACTCGTAATCCTCCTTTGGTTTTCACATGATGGGTGACTCGTTAGAGCATGTTGGTTTTCATTACTTTCATGACTCGTATGGGGATTGTGGGTTTCATCCGTTTACTGACTCGCATTGGTTCAAAGGGTTTCAATGGGTATATGACTCGTAATCATCCCTGGGTTTCAGTCTTTCAGTGACTCGGTATCTTCCTTGGGTTTCACATATTCTTTGACTCGTAATCTTATTGGGGGTTTCATGTTGTTCTATGACTCGTAATCTTGTTATGGGTTTCATGTTGTTCAATGACTCGTAATCATACTGTGGGTTTCAAACATTTCGTGACTCGTTTGTGCTTAATGGGTTTCAATGGGTATATGACTCGTAATCCATGTATGGTTTTCACACTTACTATAACTCGTTCTCTCTCAATGGGTTTCATTATTTAGATGACTTCTTAACTCTCTTTGTTCCATTATTTATTGAACCCATATCAAATGACCAATTATAATCACATGGTTCACAGTGGAAATTAATCAGGTTCCTTGTTATTTTATAAATGGTTCCCACCTTGAGACATTTTGTACATTTGTTACCATATCCCAACATTATGAAAAACTCATCAAGGAGATCTGAATCTTCTTTAATTAGTTTCATTCGTCTGTAAAGGCCTCCACCACTGAATGGCCCAACAGTTGTTTTGCATATGGTTCTGTAGCTTCTAATTTCTCTTGCCTTCTCCATGTTTGCCAAACATGTGCAAGAAATATTTTAGAAACTTTTCTTAATGCACGATTATGAATGTGTCCGTCATTGTATAATGTACGGCCATTCTTTACAATCTTTGTGGGATGTTCTTTTCTCTCCTTTCTTTTTATGGTATCATACAATTTACGATATTTTGATTTAGCTGCTGATTGTTTCACAAATGACCCAGATGCCTTCCAAGCTAATACTTTGAGACGGTCATTCCAGTTTGATTGATATCCAATAATTCTTTTTTGTAGGATTGGTTCAGTTTTAGTTTGGCAAATAGGGCATGCTTCCATGGGGTGTAGCTTCTTTGCTTTCTTTCCTGTCTCATATTCTACTTCAAGATATGTTGGTTTCTTACATTGTGGGCAGAACCTATTCATCCCATACCCAGAATACTGCCACAAGCTAGACACATGATCAAACTTTCCTATATCATCAATGTATGAAATTAGTCCAGCAGCAATTAACGGTCCAATTCCCCTAATCTTTGAGAGATACTGTGTGTATAGTGCGTGGTTCTTTAGTTGTCTTACTATTAATTTTTCAATATCTTTCTCAAATGCTCCAGCATTCTCCAATATTGTAGTAATTCCATATACTGAGAGTTCTTCTTTGGTTAGTGTGTTTTCTCTCTCTGATGCACCTATTCTTAATTGAGTTTGAATTCTCTGTGCCTGGAAATCATAGTAAATATCCACAAGATTTCTCAGCAAAAAGTGTGGAATATCTACTGTATCTTCAAATGGAATTGGGACATCTTTAGTGGTCTTCTTTTTGGTCTTTGATTTGGTTTTCTTTTTAGTTACAACTTTTAGTGGAGCCTTCTTTTTTGCTGCTATTTCTTAACATCCCCTTTTGTTAGGTCTAGTCCTACCTTTGGAGCTGCAATGTCTATGATGTAATGATATATTCCACGCATTGCAAAGGTGTCTCTTTTTTCTGCAAGTTCTATTACTTTGGGTGATTTGAGTAACAGTTTGCCGAGTTCTATCATTTTTTCATCTGGTACTTTATTTTCAAAGTATACTCTGAAAAAATTCCTTAAAATGGTGTAACGATAAAATGGTGATTCAGTATTTGTTGCTATCTGGTATAATACTGGTACAAAGAGTTTGACCTTCTTGGTGTCAAGAGATGTTATTCCCTGGATAAAGTCATCAACAGCTACTGGTCTTACAGGTCTTATTGATGTGCTCTTTGCATAGTGTAGCCAGTTTAGAACAACAGCATAGCGAAACTTTGATACACTATTGTAATGATCACATACCTCTCTTAGCTCATTGAAATATGAAATTCTTCCAGTATCTAGTGCTTTAAGATGGTCTCCAAGTGTTAGGGGTTTTCCCAAATTTAGTCGTCTATAAATTTCGCGTTGATTCCCTCCAGTATAAATAAATAAAATTAGATCATATGCTAATAATCCATAATATTCTCTAGCATAACGCAATCCAGCAATTCTATGTTGTCCATCAATAATGTGATATTTTACTTTCTCAGTTCCTGAAACTACACGTAGTGTATTATCTACGAATTTGTTATCCATGATTGCGTTTGCGATTCTTCCGATTTTAGTAGGGGATATTTTCCTCTCAAATAATGCAGGTGCAAATGTTTTTTCTAAATCTTCGAGTTTAAAATCATTAAGATAAACTATCTCTGCCTTTGGTGGCATGTATACAGTTGAACGTGTTTGGCTCATGTCAACTGCCCGGCTTCTTTAACATCTACAAAAAATATTGGAGGACAAATTGCCTCGTGTTTCTTGGAAATTTTCATTTTAAACTTGGATGGTGTGTGTACTTTTTGTTTGGGTGGTTTTGGTGCTCTTTTTGGTATCAATTTAGTCAAGCGTAAATACACCTTAAAAAAAGCTGGACCCCACCAAACAGCTGTAAGTATTGCAGCTCCAACTCCACACTGAATTGGACCAATAATTAGTGAGCCATCCCCACCTCTAACCAAACTCATTAGTCCAAATGCAAAATTAATTGAAGAAGCAAAACCAATTGATATCCAAGTTCTCCTCCTAGAGTTTTTTCTTATCTGCTCTATGGTCATTGGTTTTTTATTTTTAGTATGAGGGAACAATCTATACACATACAAAAATGGTAATGTAGTAACAGCTCCAACTATTGCTCTACAATATGGACACAAATTGACAGTCCTTGGGGTGTATTTGTAGATTAATTTGAAACTCTCTTTTGTTCCATCATAATTTTTTCCGGTTTCATCAAGATCAATCCTTGCATCCATGAAAAAGTTCTTGCCAAAAGAGTATAGGATCAGGCGATAGTGCCAAGAATTTTTATTGAAAATCAATGTCAATGGTTACTCCTGTTAATTTTTTGATGTTCTTTGATAGGTCCTTCATATCCCGAGTAATGGATGGTATCATCTCTGGATTGTCTTCAATCATAACAGCCCAAACATCAAGTGCTCCTGCAATATGGGCCCAGTATGCTTTCTGCACTGCTTTGCGAGCCCTGGTATCTCCAGCTAACACCTCAGCATTCAATTGTAAAACCTCTGACATTCTTTGCAATAGTGAGTTGGGGAATCTGTTCTAACTTTCTGGCATTTGACACAAAATGGTAGTAAGGTCATATGTGGAGGGCCTTCCTTAGTATGCTGTTTAGAATTTTGGAGTAACTATTAGATGGCGCATCACAATAATTTTTGGCACAATTCTCAATTGCATTGGCTGTATAACTAATAATTCTATCATGATTATCCATATCAATTACTAGAGTCATTCTGAGATTTCCACGTGAATTTCGTGGTGTCCTAAATTTATCCAAGTTTTTAAAATTGGATCCTCTGATCATATCATTAACAACTCGTGACAGAAAGACTACTTTCTCTGATAATTTGGCTTCTCTATCACAATTTTTTTCTAGTAATGGTCTGATATCTGAATCTAAAGATACAGTCTTTCGCACAAAATCAATGGTGCGTCTTCTCATTATTCATTTCAGGCCCTTTTTCAGAGTTTCATTAATTACAGAAGACATTGAAACTGAACCTTTTGTTTTTCTTATCTTGTCAGCTTGTATCATTCTAAGTTTCCTTTGGGTCTCTCTATCGATCATAATTGTAATCCTATCCTGCTCTAACAATATACAATTATACGGCTTTCAGTCATTAATATAGTTGTGTCCCATGAGATACAATATATGGTATGAACATAACACTGTATCTTATGTGGTACAACACGATCTGTTATGAAGACGATTAAAAGGATTCACTGGGAGGTAGTCATACTCATCATTGAAAGTGTACTAGAAAATCCCAAAATATTACGCACGCCCCTAGCACAAAAATGCAATAGAAATTATCAACAGATGACAAGATATCTTGAACAAATGGAATTAACAGAATTAATAATTCTTGTAGAAGAGAATAATAAAACTTTCATCAGGATTACTGAGCTTGGAAAAAGAGTTTTACTAAAATCAAAAGACTGACAATAGAAATCAGTCTTTCTAAAAGTAGTTTATCATTATAATCCGTACAATTAGAATTTCATTATGACGACAAAAACAATCAAAACTTTATTGTTTGCAGGTCTTTTTGCAGCACTTCTAATCCCATTCATGGGACAACAAGAAGCAGAAGCAACAGGTACTGATGCAATCGTTGCCCATACCATTAATGTGGGTTCAAGTGGATGGGGTTACAGTACACAAACTGTAACAATATGCGGTGAAGATTTCACAAGTACTGCATATACGTATGCACCAAACAATAAAATCTATTTCGTATGGGATGGAGAGCAATCAATTAGTTGTCCAACTGGAAACTACACATTTGATGACTTTGACATCACCATGGTTGAAGATGATGGTGGATCTGACTCTGAAGTATCAGTAAGTCACTGGTCTGTCCAATATGTTTGGAATACACCTGCTGTTAAAAGCACAACTGATGTTGATGCAGGCGATGAAATCTACGTAGAAGCTGTTTGGCACTATAATTAACCAAACTTTTTCTCTTTTTTTTCTAAACACTACCAATAGGAATAAGTCCTTGAGAAAGTAGTTTCTCATTATTATCTATAGATTGTACAATTTGAATGGGATTAGTAACTTACACTCCACACACAATTGCAGATTTAATTTTAACAGATATTTCAAGAATAGTTGAGGCGTTTTATTCCTTCTTTAATTTAATGATATGAGAATTCTATATTTATTACCAATAATTACAGTCTTGATGATTTTTGTTCCATTGGATAGTTATGAGCATGAAGATGAAGAGATTCATTTGGAGTATTGGATGAATTTTAGAGGTGAAATAGTCACTATTTTCTCCACATCTGAAGATAAATTGTTTGAACGAGGATACATCATCAAAGAAGTAGAATCAGCAACTGATTACCCAGAGAAGAAATCAGTTGATCATACAGAAATGACTTATTCTAAATGCATGGGGTTAGTGGCAAATAGTTGTCAATCTTCTGGAAATGTAGCACTGTGTATGAGTCAGGTTAGTGAGTCATGCAGACAGCATCGTTGAGAATTACATGCTTGAAATTCCAACACGTAGATTCAGCGATACCATGTTTGTATTGGGAATAATATTTTGTGTAATTGCATCTCTTTGGTTTTTGATGGCATTTCTCAGTAGTCTAAGTTATAGAGGTCCGGATCTAAATCTTGGTCTTTCACTTGTTTTTTTATTATTTACTATATTTTTAATGGCTGTTGGAAATAAGAAAGTAGTTGATCCTGATTATTTAATTACATTTCTAAGAGATTTTAACAAAAAAGACTAACAACAGGAAGACGTCCTATACAGAGTAGTTATTCATTATAATAATTATTTTTCATAAAATCTGTTCAGACTATAAATAATGATTAAAAAAGCTAGGAAAACATATCGTGAATTCTTACAGATGATAATTAAATATAAAATATATCAGATCCAGAATTTTGAACACTATAGAGATGAACCTGCTGGAGATGTTATTGATCTTGGAAAATTAATGCTAACAGGTTACGAAGATGAGTTGGAGATATTGTTAGAGCTTAAAAGTTTGGAATTAATAGAGAAATGAAACCCAAATCACTTAAAGTTCTGCAAAAAGAAATTAAAAAAATATTAAAATTATATTTAGATTTAAAGGAACTCCAAGAAAATTGGAGTAAGGGAGGCAGTGATATGCCAAATAAAATGAATGAATCATTTTGTCGTTTGATTGAATACGAGTTCTACACATTACTCACAATTCTAAAAATTGAGGAACCAGAAATCTATGAGAAAGATTGGAAAGAGTTACACATGAAATCAAAAGACTACCAATAGGAAGACGTACTGTGCAGAGTAGTTATTCATTATACATTGCAATTGTACGATTAATCATTGAATACTAGCAATCATAGTAAGTATAACTGCCCACAGTCAAACTAGTCACAAGTTAGTATTCAATTTCCCCAATTAATATCGAGGCAAATCTTCAGTTATTCTTGCCAGGTTTCTCTTTCTAACTTGATTAATATCGAGAGTGTTCTTGTCTATATTTTTCATCAGTCTAGTAAATTGTTTTTCTCTTGCTTCTTTTGACCAATCTTTTTTCATTCGCAATCACAAAACTCTTCGGATTCCTCACACTCTTCACATTGATTGCCATCTCCATAATTAGGAGACACATCTAGATCAAAAATCAATTCATTTGTTCCTTTACTTTTTCAGCAGTAAAACATACAGTAAGTGTATCCTCCTTTTCATTCCATACTCTATCTAATGTGAAACACTCAAAGAATTCTTCTAGATCATCGCATAGTGATTTTATTATTTTTAGATTTGATTTAATCTGTTTATTATTAGCCATCATATGGACTCCCGCAAGTTGGACATCTGTCTGGTTTTGCATCAGGTGGAAATCCTTGTATTTCATCACATCTATGACAAACCATCTTCATGATTATTCCGTATAATTGAACTACTAGAGAACTAATCAGACTATTCACAGTAATTAGTTCTAAAACAAAATGGACAACATTCTACTAATTGCTCCATACTATTCACTAATCCTAAATTACATATTTTACATCGCTTTGGTAAATTAGGTCGTATGTCAGTATCACTCATCATATCTATTCCGTACAATTTAACTAATATAGAACTAACGTCTCTTCCTTGCAGGTGTAATCCTAAATGCATCTTCGTGATAGTTTTGATCAGCAATTAGACAGTAGATGATACTCATAACACTATCTGGTGGATGGTTGTATTCTTTGCGGGCCTTTTGTCTTGGGTCCTCTATTCTAACTTCCTGTACTGGGTCTAAATCTTTTCTAGTAATTGATGTCATATCATCTAGTAGGAAATCAGTCTCCCAGTCATTTTTGGCTGGTATCATGAATACAGTCTTGTTTAGTTTTTCTTCAGTTGGTCTTTTTGGATGCGCTACTGTTTGGCCAATAAAGTTTACAAAGTTTTGAATGATTGTAGTTTTATCTACTTGGAGTGATGCATACTCTATTCCCTTCTCATCTGTCTTTTGCGCTGAATCCAGTTCGGGCCTCGTTTCATCTCCATGTGTTCTGCATCCAACAAATCTCTTTCTTCCGATTCCTTTGAATTTCTGGTCTTTAGAATCTCTACCCCCGTCTTGAATGAATCTAATCTGGTCTTGGCCGTATCCCCAATCCCCCACTGCAAACTCAACACCATACTCTGAAAACATCCCCGCGATGTGTCTACTTTGATCTCCAGGATGCTCTTGAGGTCTTTGGTCAATATTAGCGAGCAGATAACGATTTGACTTTCTGAACCTGATGAGAACGGAAGCCACGGTTTGAGACGCAGCAGGGCCTGAACCAAAGTCTACTCCCCCCAGGATTCTAACTTCATTTTGATGAGTTGCTTTAATCTCTCTAACTTCGTCGGGTCGTAGTAAACCCAAATATCTGATGTAACATCGCTGGACCATTTCAGGAGTAATTGGACGTCGTTCTGCTTTGTAGAACTCACCAAGTGTATGTGATGTATACATGGACAGGGGATAGTGCTTCCGCTGATACTCAATTGATAGTTCTGGTTGAGTTTGATATTTTTCGATAGCATCAATAATAGTAAGCGGAATGGATGGAAAAATCGTCTGTGGAAAGTGATAACCTCTGTAATTGACATTCTCTGGAGCTTGTGGTATCCATTTGCCAGATAAGATCTTCTTTAGTTCATCAAGATGATTTGTAATTATTCCTATTCCATCAAATAATAGATTCTCTCTCCAGTAAGGATCATCATAAATCCATTCTCTCTGGTCTGTTCTCTTCCACATTTTGTAGTAATCAGACCCAGCTTCACCACCAATTCCAAATGCTCGAAACTTTCCTTTGGTAGCTGATAAGGAATACATTGCAACCGGTAAAAATCCAACGTCTTGAGCTTGGGTCTCATCTAAAATTAAAATTCGATTAGACTTTCCCTCTACCTTATGGTATTTGTTCTCATCAGTTACTAGATAGATAACACTACCATTATTGATTCGAATCCTACCAACTGATGCCTTACCACCAGGAAGAAATGGCCTTAGTCTATTATTACTAAGAAACACTTCGTTTCTCAATCGTTGTTCAGAGAATGCTCCCTTGTGTTCCTCATCATCTGCAACATATGTAACCTCACATCCAGCTTGCTGAAGTGCAGCCCAGGCAATCATACTACCAGAGTTTGTGGTCTTGTAGGTTTGTCTGCCATTAACAAACATGATGTTGGGATGGTTATCGAGTAATGGCTCTATCCAGAATGGTGATAAATCAAAAGAGCGAACTCTCTTTCCTATCATTGGTTGATACTCACTCATAAAGTCAATGAGATTATTTGGGATAGCACCACTAACTGTTGCAATCTTTGCTTCGAGTAGTTCTTCTAGTTCTTTGATTTTATCAATCCTACGTAGCAATTACCTTCCGTGCCTCCGCTAATGCTTCTGGAGAAACAGCTAGGAGTAACCTCTCAATATTTTCTATTCTTTTTGTAGTATCCATCAAGTCAATCATTTTGGTGATGGTAGTGGCAAGAGTTGTTTTATGCTTCATCATTTTTAGCATAGTATCGATTTCTATGTCATCGAGATCTCTGCCTTTTGCTTTTTTGGTTAATGTATCAAGATGTGTAAAATCACGCTTTAGTTTTATGCCGAAATATCCAAGGTTAGTCCAGGTTGTGGATGTCAATTGATCCTTCTCCTACCCATGATTCTGAGTGAAATTGTCATAAGAGAACAGATGAGATTGTACGATAAAGAGAACTATATTAAAAAAAAGTTAAGGAATGTAGGAAGGCAATACTTCACTAATCATTACATTCCAAATCAAGTGGATGGACTTTTGTGAACCTTGCATGTTCAACAATATTCCTCTTACTTTCTCGTTTTTCTCAAGCTTCATACCAATTGCCATAAAATCAGCTTCAAGATCTGGGTAATCATGAGTAAGTCTGACCATATTTCTAAACATTGGAGATTTTGAAAGATGAGTACTTTTCAAAGTTTCACCGTTTGCCTTTACTGCTTCTATTGCCAAAGTGACTGCTTTACTCTCTTGGGGAGTTATGCTAAGGAATAAATCCCTTGTTTCTGTTCTGTAACTCGCTATAGATTGTGCACTATTGTTTCTTACATACAATATTGCCATCAATGCATCTGCATAGCAAAATTCAGTCTTGCTTCGGTAGTGATTCATGAATTTCCTATTCTCTTCAAAGTATGGAACGGTACCATCGTCTAGTGCTTTTGTGAAATCCCTTACAGTTAATGCTCTTCCTGAGTTGGAATTTACATATGCTTCTCTTTCTAATTTCTTGTCAAAAATATGAAGTACCAAATGAAATGTTTTTACTCCATAGTCTTTGTAAGCCATTTTCAAAGCTTCTAGTCTGTGTTGTCCATCAAAGATTGAATATCTGTTCTCACCGATTTTGGTTCCCATAATAGTGTGGTTGTGCATCTTTTCTGAGATTATAGATTCTAGAATTTTGTTCACACTTGAAATATTTACCTTTCTCTCAAATTCTGCATATTCAAACATCTCAGATATTTTTGACAAATCAAAGTTATCCAATTGAATAATGCTGAAGTCTTTTTGTGATTGTGTTTTCATAGTCATTAATGAATATAATTGAGGCTAGTAATTGGATCTAGTTGATCTGTAAAAAGTACGCTTTTGATCCCCATGTGTTAACCAAATTGTTTATTGATCTAACATAATTGAAACTTTGGCATTATTACAATTAATGATAAAGAAAACTATTACAGGGTAGGTAATGCTTTTGACATATTCATCTTTTGCCAGTTATCACATGTGACGCAATGGTCTTCATAGTTGTGTACATCTGAATGATATGCTCTCTCTACTCTATATTCTCCACATTTATCACATGCATTACCAGTCCAGCCATGATTAATGGCCTCTATTTCTGTGTGAGGACGTAGAGTATCAAATGCAACTTTAATCTTCATCTGTGTAATCTTACCCATTTGCTTAGATGTTATGGTACTTTGCTTCATCTTCTGTGCAGTTAATTCATCATAGATGGAATTGAGAGTACAACTGCTTGCTAGTTCTAATGTTAATACCTGGTCTAACTTGCATAACTTCTCTCTGCCATCTGCTGTAAACTTTGCTTTCTCTATAACTGCATCAGTCATCTTTTTAATTATGATAATCCATTCATCAATGCAGTTAGGTTCTACCTTTGTTATTTGTAAATAATTAATTAGATTAGTTGCGGTGTTTTTTAGATCATTTGCAATAATAAGTAAAGATTGGTTGTTTATTGAATAATCATCAGAACTATTATCCGTCGGATTTCCGACATTTTCAGATACTAATTCCTCTTCATCCTGGTGTTCATCTGCTGCATGTTTGAATTTAGCAGGTAATACTTCATACATATACACTACTGCTGGCTCTAAATCCATATCTAGTAATTCTCTCCTTATGTGACGGCCTATCTTGTTTATTGGAATATCAATTGAGCCATTATTAATTTTAGATTCTAATGCATCTGCCCATATTACAAATATTTCATTCTTGTTTTGCTGATACATTGTACGTAATGGAGTGTCTTTAGTTAGATTCTCTTTAATCCAAAATATGATACCATCAGGCGTGTTTTCCATGAAATAAAGCCAATTTTCAGATCTTTAAACAAATTGAGCAGCAACCGTCTTTGAATGGTCAAGGATTAATGACTAACCATGCAGATCCATATGGAGCAGCTGATGGACCTGGTTTACCATCTTTCCAAAATCTAATTCTTCCCCTGTGAAAATATACCTTGACAAAATCATTCTCTGTAACATATCTCTGCCACCATCTAGTGTCAGTTTTAGCATAAATCAAAATGATACATGGTACTCCCCAAGCGATACTCTGGTTAATTGCATACTCTAACCACTCCTCTTTGTTAGAATATGGAGGATTCATGAAAAATGGTTTATTCCATAAATGATCAAAGCCATTTCTATGTTCTGGATTTGGATGGTCTGGTCCATACCATTTGAAACACTTTGTTGTTTTACTTGTTGCACACACATCAATCTCAGGATAAATCTTCACTTTATTACAAAACTCTTTAAAAATATCTGGCGGTGTCTCCCACAAATCATGAACACCTATTGATTGTAAATGTTGAATTGATTTGTTCAATGTTCTTCTCTATTCTTGGCAGAAGGTAAGAACCATTATTACAAAAAGAGAGTAAAGAGAGAGTTACCCTATAATAATAAAATATTTTTTTAGAAAAAATAAAAAAAAGATAAGTAAGGACTTTACTTGTCACTCTTTACACTATCCTCACTCTTTTGGGTAGAGACTGGCAGATAACGCCAAGTCTTCATTTTTGGGTCGAAATGAACTGTATGCTCATATCGATGTCTGAACCAGGACTTGATGGCTTTGTATTGCCAAATGGACATATCCAAGAGGTCAATCAGATCAAACTCATGTATTACACCAGAATTTTTTATCTGGTTTACCATTCTGTTTGCAATTTTTGCCTGACCTCTATTCACTTGACCACCACTTGCTCAGATTTAACAAGCGGGATATAGCCATCAGCAGTCTCCTCATTACATCTCTCACAGGTAAAATCCCCTTGAGTTTCAGGGTTTACCGGATGGACAGTGAGATGGTCAGGGAGTCCTAATCCTTTGACTAATTTTGTATTCTTCAACATAAACTCTGAAAGTGTACCAAAGCACCTAGAGCATATGAAGAATTTATCTTCACGTGTTTGCATAGTCTGAACGATTCCTATACACTAAAGGGAACTAAAAAGGGATCGATCTAGAGTTTTTCTAAATTTTACAAGTATCTCATGAGATACAGAGTTTTCTGAACGTGAAGAGTGGCGTGATAGCCAGGCCCTCATAATTGTTCAGACTATGAAAACTGAACTGACTACCACGCCAATCTCATTCATACTTTAACATGTTATAAACTTAATCAGAATTTCCCTAGTGTGGGAAGTGTAACCTATAGGATACAATCAAAAATTATAGTTAGTAAGAACTGTTTTTTTTAATATATGAATTATTTAATAATTGTTTTAGTATTTAGTATTATTTCCACATTACTAGTTGTTATCTTTTATTCTTTTCCAAGACTTTAGTAACTCCGATTGCATTGCTGGATTGTTCTGGTATTGCATCATGTTTTCAAGTTTTGAACGGGTGATTATAGATAACTTTTCATCCATCTCTTTTAATTTCTCATCCATTGTTTTTTCTAATTTAATTCCAGTGATCGTATTTACTGGTCTTCCACACTTGTAGCAAAAGTCTGCATCAATAGGATTTTCTGTTCTACATACCTGGCATACAATATGTGGATTGTTCTTTGTCTTCTTTTTAGCATTTAATCCATGATATTCTCGGAGTGCATCATCTACATCTTCATCTACAATATGCTGATATTTTGCAAGCATTCTAGTCATTGGAGACCAACCGTGCCTCTTTTTTGTCTGACCATCAGAGAGTGGTCCTATCATTCTAGTAACCTCTGAATGTCTAAACAAATTAAGATAGATTCGTTTTCTAATTCCTGCTTGTTTTGCCAGGTTTTTTAATGTCTGGAGTGCTGTTTTGTGGGTTAGTGGTCGTCCTCTGTATCCCTTTTGGAACTGTATCCATAAAGGCCATTCCACATTATCACGGAATGGGTGGGAGTTGAGCCATTGTGCAAGTGCAGGAGCTGATTCCACTAGAAGGATGTTTCGTGCCACAGTCTTTCCACTAACTGCAATTTTAAATCCAATATCATTATGTGTTACATTTTTCAAATAGATGTTTAGAACTTCACCGGGTCTAGCTCCTGACTCCCACAATACCCAGATAAAAGCACGCCACATCGTATCGCCATTACATCCTTCTAGAATTGCATCTCTATCGTCTTCAGTTAGTAGGGATTCTCGTACTAGAGTATCTTTGATTTTTTTAATCTTGACATTTTTTATTAGTTTATGACATTGTACGTTATCAATTGCTGCAATGTCATGAGTTCCAGTGAAATACCAGCGAATAAAATGACGTAGGTATTTTTTTAAATCACTTGTAGTGTTTGATTCTTGGCCATCTTTAGTGGCATATTTTTTCATTATTTTTGTAACTATTCCGTCAATGTCAGATGAGGTGATTGATTTCTCCCAATTCTTGCCATACATTATGGTGATATTCTTTAGTGATTGCATTGCTTTGAGACGTGTTGCTTTGGCCTTTGATTGATTAATGAAATATCCATCAAATCCAAAAATTAGTTCTGCGTTATGTTTAGTTAATTGCTCTTTTACTAAAATTTCTATATTCTCTAATCTTTGATCATACTTGTGTACGTCAATTTGTACAGGTGCATCCTCAACTGTTAGGTCCCCATACGGGTTTGCCTTTTTCCTTCTCATAGTCTGAACACCCCAAATAGAATTGTACAGTAATTAAATGTGATCGGATGTGGGGGATGTCCCAAATGAATGAGTGCCAGGGGCGGGCATGAACACAAATGGGACATCTCGATCACTGTATTGTTAGGCTGCTCAATAATGGAGATTTGCTGCATCATAACCCCAATTGTACGGCTTTGTAATAAGACCGATGAATTGTACAATTTCACAAAGAGAGTCATTCGTAGATATACCCCCCGCAAACACCACATCTTGGTATCATTCTTGTAGATGAGAAATCACGATTGCAACCTTTACAGTGAATAATTCGAAGCTTACATTTTTCTAAATATCTTTTTGCTAGGCCTGGATTCATTTCAATCCCTCTATATTTTGTTTGTAGGTCTCTCTGATATCATCGCATTGTTTTGTGTCACATTGTACCTCTCCTAGAATTACTTGGCTTTGCCATGATGATTCTTGCCAAGGCATACTCCAAAGTAATGATTCGTTCTCACTCTCATGAGCCCACGATTCAATGGTTATCCAGCATCTGTTCTCAACTAGTTGTTTTGATGCAGACTGAATTGTTTGGTACATTTCTTGAGCTTCTTTCATAGGATTTGATGTTTGTTGTCCATCCTCTTTTACACTCTCATAATATGATACCAACTCATCTATTGCATTGGCACAGTCAAAAGTGCTAGGAATCATTTTGACTTTAATTTCTGTAGCTGTTTGTGCTACTTCTGATACTTGTTCGCTAACTTCAGCGTTAAAAAATACGAGTCCAGTAATTGCAAGAATAGCTACTACTCCGATTATTGTAATGTGTTTTTTTTCCATAGCTTCTCATGTTACTTCTTGTATAATAAGTATAGCACACTACGCTATCCTTATATTGGTATAGCATGACAGTCTATACATCATGAAACCCAAAATCCTTGAGGGTTTTGATCATGTCCTGTTTGTAATATGCCTTGTCCTTGGGGCAATGCATTTTGGACCATTACTCTGGCGTGTGACCGGTTTTACCATTGGCCACAGCATTACATTGTCCCTCG